GTGCTAATACCCTCTTATATGGGTTGCGGTATCAGAGTAAACAAGGTGGTCTAACGATCATCCTTGTCTCCTGCCCGGTTGCGCGGCTCGTGTGTGCGGCAAACTTTCGCTGCATTCCGCTTAGCCCTAGCCATCCGTTCATCCATTGACAAAGACCAGTCAATGCCCATCTGGTTTCTTTCGAAATCAGAGATAAGGGGATCAGCTTTAAGACGCTGATCGGGGATGGTCGCTTCCTTCTTACTCATTCGGTCATGTACTTCGTACTGATCTCTTGAGAAGAATTCGGCAGGCTCAGTGTCAGACACTGGTGTTGCACCAGTGGCATAAGACACCATATCCACGAGGTCGGAAGCATAATCGCTACCGTCCGGATAACGGAGGATGAGTTCATCCACTCCGTGGAAGCAGTAATCAACGTAGGACGCTAACTGCTGGCTTGGGAAAGGAGAAGAGTCATAAGCTTGGCAGAGTGCAGACGTAATTGCCTGCGCCGTACCTACAACTACGACATCCTTGTTCTTGGTAACAGGGTTTCGCAACTGGTGATCCATAGTCACAAGAGGGCTTAGGTCGAGATACCTCTGACTTACGGTCTTACTGTAAGCTTCGAAGTGATCCTTCCAACGGCCATTGAGACTGGAAACCTTTGCTCCTATTGCATGCAAAAAGTCTAGGGGATTGCTGATGTAATTTACATCTGGCATAGGGTACTTGTATGGTCTGAACGCAGTCGCCGAATCATTCGTAGGAATGATAAGGAAACCAGCGAACTCGCATACTTTCCCAGAGAAGGACTTCATCTCTGAAACCTTCACTCCTAGATCAGAAAGCAGCTTTCGGTATTCCTGTGCGATGTATTCATCAGAAAAGATGATGTCATCGCCGACTACCTTGTAGTATGTACAGTCATAAAACTGGGAATCGGCTTTAAGCCATTTTGGAACTTTCAATGCTGCATACTCCGCAATCATGAGATTGCTAAGATTATACAGCGGAAAGGATCCAAATAATCCCATTGGCTGTCCAGTGGCTACTGTAGCCTCACCGCATGGCAAGAAACTGCATTGCCATGGCCTACCACACACCTCTTCAAGGGCGTCAGCATAAAAGCCTAATCCGAGATAATCTAGGATACCCTCCGAAATCCCTCTTGGGAATCGGTCCGTAGCACTAGACTGATCTACAGAAAAACAAGGTTTTCCATTAGCAACATGGTTCAACGCAGCGTAGACACCGTCTACCTGGTTCTTCCAAGAAGCTTCTGGATAGAACAACCTTTCTGTGATCCTCGTACAAGCTTCATGCAGTGGTTGGAAAGCTAGCTGTAAGCGAGCTGTGGGTTGAAAGACCGTACGGCCTTTGCAGCCCTGCTGCTGTAGCATAACTATCCTTCCGTTATAGCCCGAGTCCAGATGATTGATTAGCAATTGCCTCTCGCGTTCAGCATCGTAAGGCAGCCAATATTTCAGGCTGCTGGGAATCCATGACTCCGTAAGGAGACTCTGGAGAAACTTCCCATACGGTTGCTTTAATAGCTCGAGGTATGCGCTTCGCTCATCCTTCTTCAGAGTGTGTTTCACTTCTTCCGAAATTCCGGAGAAGTAGTAGCTAGTGCCGTGAAGATCACTGGGGTTTGCCATCTTAGCAACTTGTTCTTTGCTAAGCCTTTGGTCAAACTTCCTGCTTTCGCACACGGTCTTTGCGATCTCAAAGCCTATTTTGCGGAATTCTGCTTGACTCCTTTTTGGAGGAGTAAGCACCGCATCACAGAACTTATCGATCTGTGCCTTGGAAGGCTCTGCTAGCGCTAAGCTAGTATACCACCTCAGCACGGCGCCATAACGTCTGATGACGCTAGGCTTCTGAGCTTGCGTGAACTGCTGTACAGCAAATCGCCAAGGACCCTTAGGGGTCATATCACTTTTGTGATATGCGATAGAAGCTTGCTGATAAGCTTTCTGCGCAGATTCGCGGTCACCGTTACGAAGATGTAATGCTGCGTTCCATATAGCCTTGTAACGACTACATGTCCACTCGATTCCGTTCTTACGAATGTAAGATTCGGTTTCTTCTTGCATACTCTTAGCACGCTTTCCACATACAGTGTGGAGCACTAGGCACCCAACGTGGCTTTGCGGAATAGCATTCCGTCCAGTCATAGAGATCACCTCCAATCGTGAAACCATGTGGTATGCACAATGCATAACACTGCCAACTACAGTTTGTCAATCCCTGGAAGGGATTGCCCCTCGCAAGAGGG